GTACACCCTCAAAACTAAATGTAACATTAGGGTCTAATACCGGTGTTTCAGTAGTTTTAGTTCCACCAGTTATTGAAGCATATTCTTCATTAAACCTGTCAATATTAATCGGACCATCGGCAAGATATATTGTTTCATTAAACTCAATTAACGCCTCAGGCGCTCCAATCATTCTCATTAAAGCTTCTATAGACCTTCTTGTACCTTTCGATTTAAATAGGTAAGCAGAATTTAAAATTAAATTTCTATAGTATTGGTAGTCTAATTCTGTCGGTGTCTTATCCCTTGTTTGACCAGGATAAATAGATTGGTTTTTAGTTCCAAATATACTCTGTAAAAAATTATCATTCGTAATTAGAGATATATTCGTATCCCATCCTAATGTTTGTGCTAAATTTTGTAGAAGTTGTGATGGTATATCATTTTTAACAGTATAGTTAACAGAATTCATATATGCCAACGCATCGATAAACTTTTTAGTTTCATCAAAACTTCTACCATATAGTTGTAATACTTTTTCTACTTTTTTACCCTGTGTATCAAAGTCTTTAAACGCTCCTGTTGTTAAGAACCTTGAGATTAAATTTGACCTAAATTCGTCGATATCATCTGCAATGATATTTAACCTTTCCATATATGATTCGAACTTTCCTGTTCGAATATCTAAATTCCAAAATCCGTCTAATGGCCATGTAACTTTCTGTTTAGTTTTATAAAAGTTACCATCTTCACCCTCCCTCATAAACTCAAAATCTGCAGTATATTTTGGTGAGACAAGTCTATTTAATAAAAAGTCTTCAATCTCATCAAATGGGTCTTTAAACGCCTTTTCAGTTTCAAATTTATTAGGTTTTAATAATATACTTTTTGTTGAGTTAACTTCCCCACTAAATGGATTACCTTCAACAACTACAGTCACCGTACCGGCAGAAAGTCTAGTCGATGCGTCGAAATCAACGAATTTGTACTCGGTTTCCAAATCTTGAAAGAACATTGCGTATTTTAAGAAATTTCTTGTTAAATTTCTTAATGGACTAACTTCTAATGGTCTAACTGATATATTGCGGTCAGCATTTTCAGAATAATCAATATCAAAATTATTCTTAAATCTAGTAACGTCTAATTCAAAAGTAGTTAAACCTTCAACATCATCATAAGATATATTGTACGCAGTATATCCTGTGGTTAAACCATAGTAGATTTTATCTATCTGAATCGCGGCTGGAAAATAATTTATTATTTTAGTTATAGATGATGAAAATCTTTTTCTTATCGAACCATAGAGTGAAAAATTAGTTACCTTAGATATATCGAAGTTAGGGTATACCCTAAAGTTTTTAGCCATAATAAGTTTAGATTCTTCTAAACTATTAAAATCTAAGTCGTTAAGAGATATTGGTGCCGAAAATACTCCAGTATCAAAAGTTCTATTAACTTTTTCAACAACGTTAGTAGTAAATTCAAAATTTCCTTGCGTAAGACCACCACCATCAACCAGCTGAAATCCTACGAGTTCATCTGAAAAAGTCCCCCTAGCGTTAGGGGGAGCAGGTGGGTATCTATATTTATTGTCGGCCATTATCCTGTGATGTTTGTAAAGTTTTTACTAAAGTCTATATTACCACCTCGGTCTTGTCGTACCTCGTATAGTAGATTATTAAACTCATCACGAATTTCATATAAGTTGTATTGCTTGTAAATGTTAAGGTTACTATCATATAATGTGTATACACCGTCTTCAATAGACTTAGTCTGATTACCGTAAAGAGCAATTGCTAATGTATCAATATCATGTTCAGCCATTTCTATCTCTACACTTATCGGATTAAAAAATGTATTTGTTATGATAATATTTTGATTTGGTTGACCAATGAATGGTGTTGCGTTTGGCTTATTAGAAGGGGCACTAGCCGGTGATACGGTACAAAATAATAAATCACTACCGTTTTCAACATACCTATATCTAATCGATTTTTGAGATGAGTTTGTTAGGTTGGTAACAACGGGTTCACAATAAAAAGAAGATGTTATAATTCTATAAAAATTAGTTATTTTACTTCCGTCATCATTTAAGTATTCTACTCTATGACCTACTAATCCTTGATTTACAAATCTATTTCTAAACTGTGAAGGTACTTGATTTAAATCCACAATTATACCTTTAACGTTTGGCAATGCGGACAGTACCCCACAATCAGTAATTGTGGTTCTTATCTCCACAGGTCTTATATAAAGAGTGTAAATACCTATCTCATTAAATTCATCAGCAGGTAATTTTAGATTATAAAGTCCCCCTAATATTTCTACGTTAGCATTTCCTCCTGTATCACCATTATGAAAATATGGTGTTAAAATTTCTGAGGCGTTTAATTTTTTTAACTCAAAATCGTTAGTAACGTCTCTTGAGGGTGTGTAATTCAAGATTATCTCCACATCTTCGGGAGACATATCTGATGGTCTTGTTGTTCCGTATGTTCCTAACGCCATTTTATTCTTGTTCTTTTATTTTAAAGAAACCGTATCCGTAAGATACTAAGTCTCCTATGTTATCAACTTCTCCGAGTCTCTGTATTCCTTCGAAACCAGAAATTTTACCTCTATCAATAAATATTTGGGATTGTATTTCTGGCGACGATACAACACCAAATAATACTTCTTCTTTGGTAATTGGTTCTGCAACCATCATATTCGAAGTTAAACCACTAGATTCCATAACAAACGTGGTTTTTTTGTTGGGGTAATCAAAATAGTTAACCCCTTGTATTGTATAGGCTGTATATGCATCGGTCATTTCTGTAACTCTTCCGTAGTTTTCTCCGTTCTTAGTAACAACTACCGATGTATCATATTTTGTAGGTCCATATAGTTTTAAATCCGTAAGTTTAGATGAAGTATATCCCGAAATACTAAATGACTCGTTACTTGTTTGTCCTGATATAGTATTGTTAGAATCTCCTGTAAAAATATAATTAGCGTTAAATGAAACATTAGCCCAATTTCCTGATTGTGGGGTAAATGTTACCTCATTAGGTGTGTTATTTATTTCTGCAGGTACGTTTGGTATGGTGACTTTCTTGTCTATATTGGTGACTCCCCATGGATTTTTTTGTGTTAGTTTAATAGTGTATGTTGCATTTGATGGGGAATACTCATGTTCCATATAATTAGGAAAAACCGCAGTAAATGGTTCAATTGTTCCGTCACCCCAATCAATTTCATAAGTAGATAATTTTAAAAACTTTTTAAACTCATCTGACGTGTTATATACTCTAATATTATATTGATTTGTGGTATCTCCACTAACTGAAAAATTACTTACCACATCTTTTTGTAATATAAAACCATCAAATCCACTGTAAAAACCCATATCATCAAATGTTTGTTTAAAAACTATGGGTACAGTAAGTCCTGTCAATAAACTACTCCCACCCGTACCACCACTTAAAACCGCAGTCATTGCCGAATAGACACCAAAAGTATTTCCGCTATAGGTTTTTTGGAAAATGTCACTTTTGAGTGATTCGGGAGAGATTTTTATAAAATATTTATCTTCGTTCACGATGGATTTACATATTCATACCATTTTATGGGTGAACCTTCTCCGATTCTTTGCCCTGTTACAACATCTTTAATACTATATTCATAATTATTAATATCTAAACTTACTTCATAATAAAAGTCCTTACTTTTTTCAAAGTTAAATTTATTAGAAAAGTTAGCCTGTGTTCTGTTCATAAATCTAGTGAACTGACCTGTTTTAGCGTTAAAGAATTTTGCACCCATATATAACTTATCAAGTTTTATATAATTTGGGTCTTTTAACCAATAAATAAAGAACCCTTCTTTATCACCAATATAATCCAAAACAAAATTTGGTAGTTTAATTTGTGTATTGGGGGGTGCGATACTGAGTGTTGGTGTTGCACCTGAACCTACACCTTCGGGATTTGGGTTAACATTACCCTCATCTGATGGTGGTAAGTAGCTAGAACTAGGTGTAGGTGTTGGTGTTGGGTCAGGTATATTACAGTTATATAACTGTGCAACTTTATCACCTCCACCAAATTGATTAGTTAAAACTAACAAATAATCATTGTATTGAAAATTTGGTTCGTCACTGTTGAATATCTTACCGTACCACCCACCTGAAGGTACAGGCCCATAACCATATAATTTAGTACCAACATTTAACGCACCATAATATGTTACCGTTAAATTAGGACTCGTAGCTTCACATGCTGCGTCATAACCAATAGGTGCGGGTGTTCTTATCTGCATAGTATACTCTGGTAGTGGTGTTGGTGTAGGTGTTGGTGTTCGTGATGGTGTTGGTGTAATACATCCACAGTTATTATTAACAAAACCATTGTAACTATCAATCCAATCCTCAATTGGTGGGTCGGGAATTTGAACCGAAGTATTAGCGTTTGTTATTTCATAACAGACTCCATCAAAATTTTTAGAGTATCCATATGCTGGCCAGTCAAATGCATTGTTCCACAAACTAACTGATATGTATTTTGTTAGTACCTGACTATTACAATTTTCAAACGTAACCTCATACGAATTAAAATTTAAAGGCATATCTATATTTATACTTTGTGTAGGTGATGGTGTTACATTCGGTGTGGGTAATGGTAATGTACTCTGTGATGGTGTAGGTATAATTGTAACTTCGTCTGTCGATTTTTTATTAACTTCCTCTAATGTTTCATAAGCCCTTTTAGCTGACTCACTCAATTCGTATTTTAATTGCTCGTGATATCCTAAATTTTTTATGTTAAATTTGGTCTCTTTTTCATTTTGTTTTTTACTGTTTTCAAGAGTTATTCTTGTCACAGCATCTTTATAAATTTTAGTAGATTCATTTATTGTATATCTTAATCCACTAGAAAAACCTCCTTCAGGTATAACTTCAGGTATTAGAGGTCCCTGAACAAACCCCCCACTAGTACTTATAGGTGTAGTGCTAGACAACCTTGTTTTACCTTGTTGTGTAGGAATTATTAAAGTTAAATATATTTGTTGTGTTTCAGTATCAGTCGTATCGTATAAGTCTAACTTAAAAAAACTTCTTTTAAAGGAGTTTGCATTATAATAAATTTCCGCCTCATTAAAACACGTACCAGTAAAATTAGGATTATCAGTAAAAACATAATCACTAACCCATAAATCCTGACTACCACCATTTGTGGTTTCAACATCTATAGACCTATCAAAAAATAAAAACTCATAATTTAATGAAGTTTTGTTTTCATTTTCATACTTTCTATGGGCATACCTTGTAACTTCAAAGTCTTCTATTGGGTTAATAACTTTTTCTATTGTCTCGTCCTCAAATTTATCTATCAAGTCATCCCTACCTAAAAGGTCAGTTTTTATCTCGATAGGTATATTAAGGTACCTATTACCAGGCTGTATGTTAAATCTATATTTATTCACAGTCGTCAGTTATTGGTGAGAAGATTATATTATTATATAAATTAATATTTCTTTTCATTGGTGTTAATAGAAAAATAATTTCTTTGAACGGGTAGTGACACCCATTAATGAATGGATTATTTAGTCCATTTCCGTCAGTGTCTACGTAACCATATGGATATAAGTCTCTCCATCTCCATTGATTATCATTTTTTGAAAAGAATGAATAGTCGGGAACTAAATCTACAGTATCTCTATCTCCTGTTTCAATATAATCTGAATATACTCTTATGGGTACAGAATAGTGAGGTCTATAGGTATACCCTTCAGGTAACATATTCTCGCTATTATTATCAAATATTTGTGGGTTATAAGATATTTTGTGATTTATTTCACTTAATACTGTTTCTATTTGTTCATAATGATTAAATTCACACACTCCACCCATTAACTCATCACCCTTAGATAAATTTGCATTATAATAAAATCTTTCTCCGTTTAAATCATAGTATAAAGTCTCTATTGAATCTCGATTAAATACGTTGCTTATACTCCACCAATCGTCTATTTCATTATCTTTAAAATTTAAGTCCCATCCTACTTGTATACCTGTAGTATTATTAGGGACATATGGGTTATTAAACCAACCCATATAACCTTTATTTAAAACTGTCACAAAAAGTTCAGTAAGTGGCCTGTCTAAATTATCTTTAAGACCACTAATATTAATATCTTCATCAAAGGAAAACCCTACGGTAGTGGTACCGTCTTTTATCGAGGTTCTTTGTTGGTTATTAGGTGTTAATCCTGAATATTCAAGTTGTTTTTCAACTCTAAATGGATTTCTTTCAAATCCAAGTTTAGTTAAATCAGAATTAGTTACGTTAGTTAATACTCCATGTACTCTAACATAATATTCTGAAGTCGTCTCATCTATATTATTTATATCTGAAACTCTTTTAAAATTCCCCGTAGCATAATTACCAAACAAAGTATCTTCAAATCCGTAGTTGAAAATAGAAAATACGGTATCATCATTACCAAATGAATCATCACCTAAAGAGTAAACCTCAAAATACCTTTTACCATCTATTTCGTTTTTAGTTTTTATCCAATCACCTAATTTAAGGTTATGTTTAAATCCACAATAAAACGTTATTAGATTTTTTCCCGAATTTTGAGTATTCAGAATATAATATGGAACTCCTTCTGTAACCACAAAATTATTTACAGAAGTACCACTATCAAAAATTACTGAATGTTTTAAGTATTGGTCCGTCTTTTTACTCTTCGGGTACGTGATGTATGTTGTCCAATTATATGTAGAAGCACTTTTATTAACTAACTCTACATGACCTTCAATACCTCTTGTTCTGTAAAAAGTAAATTCATCATATTGTGGGTACCCTTTCCATAATGTACTACCATTAGTTATAGTATTAAAAGCATCCAAATAATATAAAGAATCTCTAAATGGAACATAATTTGTGGCCCCACTAATTGTATTGTTAAATATATTAACTATTTTACCTGCAATTCTAAATTTTGTTGAGCGTTGTCTTTCTACATCAAATCTTTCTTCTAGATTTACAATGACTGACCTATCACCTTCAATTATATTTTTTTTCTGAGACTGTAAATCAACATTTACTTGAATGTCTGTATTTGAAGCACCCGCAAAACGGTCTTCTCCTCTTACAATTCGTATCTCTGATGATTTTTTATTCGTCATGGTAAATTAAAGATGTATTTTTGAATGTACCTATTCATCGCCGACTTACCTCTTTTTAATCCATAATAAAAATAGAATGGTGCACCAGTTTTAAAATTATTCACATTATCATTGTTTATCGGATAACTATCTAACGATACGTCATTTAATGACCTATTAAAAATATGACCTCTACCATAACCATAATTAGGCTTCATATATGGTGAACTTCCATTAAAGAAGTCTTCTCCTTGGTATTTTGATGCGAATATATACTCCGTATTCCAATTATTAAATTCAGTACCAAATAGACCGTTGTCTTTGATATTCCACATATAATAAGGTACAATTTGTGTTTTAGTATATCCGAAGTAGTTAGTAGGACCTGTTGGTTCTGTACCAAATGTTGTTACTCCATTTTGTAATATACGTCTATCTATTGTATTAGATGAAAACCATATTCCAATCCTATCATCTTGTACTGTTGTTGTGTCGTCGCAATAATTACCGTCTAAAAATGGTACGACTCCATACTCAGAATTTATTGCCGCCATTTGTGCAAAATCACCATCTACTCTAGCATCAAACAATCTATTTAATGGTGAAGAATCCCATCCATCATCTGTTAATATTCCCGCCCTAGAAAATAACTGACCTATAGACGCGTCACCAGTATTAGATAATTGTTCTAAGAAACTCGTATTTACCAATCGGGAAAGTAAAAATAAATTTACCACGTCACTTGGGTCTTGGTATGACGTTGATTTAATCGTGTCAATTATATACCCTTCAAAATCCGGTGAAAATGCAATTTCTTTGGTGAACTCATCTCTCGGACCAAGTTCCATTATCGTAGTAGGGAACCATATATTTTTATCGTTCTGACCATAGTAGTAATCTCTTGATGGTTCTTGTCCTACAAATTGATTTGTATTATCATTAAATGGTGTTGAACGATAATAAAATGAATTTGTTTGGTTATTAAAATATATTGGACCTTGATATCTTAATTTTTCAAAGTATTGTTGCGGGTCTCCACAATACCTATATCTTCGTACTTCATTATCTGAATTATATAAAGTTTGTTTTTGAAAGGTAGGCATATATAAAGTACCATTTATCCAATTATTTTGGAATGTCTCTCCTATTACACCCTGACACACTGCAAACATAAACCTCATTCTGGTTCTATATTCAAATAACATTTCTATATCCGCCCTTAGTGAACGTAATGGTTTTTTGATTACAAACACATAACATCCTTGATTTAGTCTTTCATTCCCTTCTATACCTTGGTCTAAGTCTCTAGGTATGTCACATGGCTCTTCTACTCCAAAGTTTTCACCACTACCACTATAACATCCGAGTGGTACCATACTGTCACAATTAAATGTTGACAAAAGTTGAGCGGTTTCACATGTGGTGTCTTCAATACTATCTAGATATGCTCCACTCGCATCTGTCGGTACCATATTACCGTCAATATCAATTACAGTACCATCATCGTCACTTAAAAATAGTTGTTGTTTTAAGTTTAAATGTAGACCATATCTCCTAAAATGAGGGTATTTATGAAGTGTCGCGAATGAAAATTCAGGCTCGTCCCATCTATCTGATGTAGGAATTCTATCGGACCTAAATAATATTTTTTCTGAGTTTTTCATAATTGTTTTAGGTACACCTCTACTGTTATTATTCTCATATCTCTTAGGTAGATACATAGGTGATACTGTTATAACTTCTCTGTTTCCATTTCCACCCAACCTTCTTTTTAATCTAGAATCATTACCATTTAAACGGTTAGGAAAAGAGTATTGAAAACCTATACCTTCTATATTTGTTTGGAAATTTGGGTTAATTCCGGTTTTTGGCCATGATTTATATTCACTAGAGCCTCCGATATCACCACTAAACCACATTTGTTGATAACTACCGTTAGGACAATTTTCTCCAGACGTATTTCCAAAATCATTTGCAGGTAGATTACCCATCCAATCTTTAAAATCCGGACTATCTCTTAGTTGTTTATCCATAGAGATATACTTGTTTGGGGTATAGTTATCCCATGCCTGCCATAAATTAGGGTCAGGTCTAAATAAAAATGGTTTATGCCACAGTTTGTTATTAAAATTATATCCTGCTACATCACCTTCATAATTATACACCTCACCGTCATTATCACAATCGTGCCAATACAATCTTCTTCTATAATAACTCGTTCCTTGTGGGTTTTGATTATCGTCAGGTCCATTACTTTGATTCCATAGTCGATAATGTGCGATAGCACATCTTTCACCCTTGTAATTACTTCTCCAATTACCCACATTCATTCCATTCCAATTGTTTTGTATTGGAACATTCATAAAATAATCACCTGTTACAGTATATGTCCCATTCCAATTATTTGGATTTGCAGCACTGTCCAAACTTTGTCCGAATAGTTTAGATAAATCATAGGTGATTTTTTGTCTCGGCATGTTTGGGTCCACACCTCTTACAGCAACAATAATACGGTAATTACCAAATTTATCATCATAAAATCCACCCCCCTGTGAGTTATTTCCTGTAACTTCTTCATCTGAATTAACACCATTTTTATCACCAACCCTAAGATATCTACCTTGAGCTTCTGATTCCCATTGTCCATAGTAATTTGTATACTTAGTAAAATATCTCCATAATACACCTGTAAGAACATTCGCGGTACCATCTGCTTCGCCATTTGTGTATACGTTTACTGGTAGTTCTGAAACTGTACTTAATTGTGTTGTGTAATTCCATATTTCCCATGGTGTAATCGCTTTAATACATTGGAAGTACTCAACTCCTGATTTAAATTTCATGTCCATTGTTGATGCAGTGTTGTATAGATACGCTGTTTTTGTGACTTCGCCACCATTAGAATCCATTGCTTTAAATTCAACAGGAATATACGACGAATCAGAATATCCTACAGTAGTACCTGTTATCCCATTACCGTCAAATTGGTTTCCTTCTGGAAACATTTGAAAGTTTGGGTCTTCGACTGCAGAAGGTTCATTGAAGAAAAATAACTGTCCTTTTTCCATGGTTTCTCCTTCGTCTAAAACCATTATAAAAGCATTATCTAACCATGTGGTAACAGGGGCGTCAAAACCAAGCTGGTCGTTATGTAGTTTAGTCCGTATTCTTGTCGTTGTGGCCCTGTTTAGATAATTACCGTCTATAACTTGAGGTCTAGGTACTGAAAAATTACCTGTATCATATTTTTTAGCCACAGCTTCACTATCATAATTAGATAAAATACCTGTATCTCCGTAAAATAGAGCTCTACGATTTAAAAGGTTTAATGCCTGTGCCCATGTGGGTTCTGAACCCAACTTCCACCTAACTCGTTTATTTGCCCCAAATATCTGTTCAACAGTCGTAGGTTCATCTAAAACCGGATAAACAGGTGATTTATACCACTGTACTTGGTCTCTTCTATTAAAATTATTAGCAACACTCCAATCATCACACGCGTCTTCATCACCCGCACCTAAATCTTTAAGTAAATCAGTATACATACCATTTTTACTGTATTGGTCAAGACCTGACCTTATTAATTGACCTTGTAATGCCCTAACACCTAAACTAGCGTCTCTACATCCTTGACTATCCTCTGGTAACTGTGCCTCATTTGATGGAAATGCATTATTGTATAACTCTTTATATGATGCGTCTATAATAGGTCCATAGTTTTCTTCATCGGCGTAAGACTCTAACTGACCCGCGGTGTCACTGTCTTCTTCTTGTGTCTTTTTTGTTTCACATGCACAAGCCTCGCAATCAGGATAGCTTAACATTGGAAAGTTTATCGTGCTAAACGGACTTTCTTTAGGTGGTGGTGTTATTTCCTTTCTTACGCAATCCTCTTTACTTCTTCGTCTTGAAAAAAGTGCTATTATTAAACATATACCATATAAAACAAAATTAATTATAGTACTTATAACAATTATTAACGCCCTGAAGATTGGCCATATAAGTGTAACTACGTGAGCTATCGCTAATAAGATAATTAAAGGTATCGTTAAAATACTAATTATAAAATTAAATAAAAATATAAGTGCACTACCGTTTCTTTGTGCATCAACTACAGGTAATGGGTTGTGTTCACTCTGACAAGTTTTGTCATTAATTTCTTTAATACCTAAGTGTTTTATTCTATTCCTACCCCATTTGAATCTATCTAAATGTGACGCTATCGTATAAACTTTATTGTAATTAAATTGATAGAAACTATCCTCGCAGTTTATCGCGGCATTTTTATCATAATACTCATCCCAATCAAGTGAAAACGCATAAGATTTATTTCTATCTTCTTCGGATGGTATATCGTCAGTGGTAGTTCCTGACCATCCATGTTCTCTAATATTTGGTATTAAGTAATCGGCTCTTATAATATCGTTTTTAAGTCCTGCCTCATTTTGGTATTTAATTCTAAATCTATATTTACCTTTCGTCGGTATTCCTACTGTCGGGTCCAATGATATAATTTGTTCTCCAAACTCATCAGTTATTATGTAGTCAAGATTCATAGGAAGGTCTACCATCCATGTACCATTATCATCAATTACATTTCCCCCATCTTCTAAAAAGTATTGTTCTAAAATAGGTTGTCCCTCAGCATCAACATCAATAGTTTGTCTGATTGCCAATATCTGACCAGGTCCAGCAACAACGTCACATAATTTACCGATATCATTTTTAGGTTTGCAATTACCTTTTAGGTAATCATCTTCGGTGCTTGAGAATACTGAACCCATAAAAATAGATTGTGGTGAGATTTCGATACCTAATTCCCTCAAGTCAAAATCTGACCTTGTAATACCAACATCACACAATTCGTTTTCACCCCAAAATGGTGAGACTTCAATTTCTCTAACACTATTAACTATCTGAGGTAAGCTATTTAAGTCCTCACTTGCCTTAAATTGTTGTCCGTTAAATTGGTTTGGTACACCCATACCCATTCTTATTAAATCGGCAGGTCTCAATGAAAACTGACCCATATTAGATAGGTCTAAATCCATAACTAATTTTTGTTGACCTAATGGTACACCAACAATCATAAAATCACCACTATCGTTAGTCTTTACTGTGTATTTATAATACTTTTCATATACTTGTAAAACTTCTTTTCTAGTTAACACATCTTCTCTTGATGGGAATGTTCCTGTGGGTGTGTGTCCCCCGTATTCTTTTTCATACGGTAATAGATTATATCTATATCCGTCATCATTTCTTACGTTTATATTTTTATAAGGATATAAGGTAGATATAATAGGGTCATTAGCATCGATATTATCTAATGGTACAAAAACTGATATAGTTGCGTTTGGAACTCCGAAACCTCCGTTAGCTATAACTCTACCAACCACTATACCGTAGTCAGCACAAAATCTATCATATAAATCTTCCTGTCTTAATTTTAAGGATAATATTTCCAAAAAATCAAAATCCTGTTCTATGTTAAGCCTGACTTCTTTGTCAACACCTACTTCAGTTCTAAATCTATATGATTTTGGCATAAATTACTTTTAAGATAAATAGTTATTTATCCTAATTTTAATTTTAAAAAAATAAAAGTATATGGATGTATTATGAGAACTCTACGTTCTTAAGTTGTTTGATTCTCACTTTTATATCTTTTTCAGGGAATCTTATTTGATATATCTGATTTGGTTGAGCGAAAATAGTATCATCTATTAACTCAATTTGTTTGGTATTATTATCAACATATCTTTGTGATGTTTGAGAAGAAGAGTATTGGCCTCCTGTTTTGTTGAATACCTTTAAATCTGCTAACGTACTAACACCTGGTATGTCTTGTATAATTCTCCTGATGTCAGATATATTTACATTCTTTCCTAATAGGTTTGTCATAGGTGATAAATAAGACTCAACACTATTAACTATGTTAGTAACGACTTGTCCTTGGTTTTCCGTAGATGTCATAGCCACACTAAATTCAAACTCTAAGTCTATTACGTTCGCACTTCTTATAGAAATATAATCATTTATCATACGGTAATTAGAAAGATAATTTGCTATGTTATCTTTTAATGTGTTTGATACATTACTAGTTAATTTTCTGTTTGAATCGTATGATAAAATTTCTATTTTTATCTTATTGTCTTCCTCAACTATAGCGGCCTTAGCGGGTGCCCCGAATCTACTTGGCATCGTTCTTATTAATGAGTTGTAATCATTCACAGTTACCGCTCTTTTTTGTGCCGCAAAATTAAATGTAACCATGTTTCTAACTTCTTCAGTTGTTGGTAGGTCTCCCCCTCCTATGGCTGCGGTTACGTTATTACATCTTAAACTTTGAAGTACGTTTTGATTAATGTTTTGTGAGGGTCCGTTAACCGCAAAATTAACATTTCCTATTTGATTAATCGTATTAACCCCTATGTTAGATGTTGTTCCTCCACCTACTCTATACTTAACAAATAAAGTTGTATTTGCTTTAACTGTCTTACCTAACGCAATATTATTTTGATAGTCTTGTAACCTAAGTGGAATTCCTGTTCTTGCAAACTCAGCAAGCTGGTCGTCTGCGGTTACTGTAGCACTACCGAATTGTACTCTACAATATCCTTCAGGTGTGTATTCTGATATAAATCTATTTTCGGTTTCTATATACCTTCCAACTTTAATACCTGGATTATCAGAAGCCTTACTTGGGTCTTCAACAAAAATTGTATTTTCGGCTAACGCATCTACTTCGTACCATTTATCAGGTGAAGTAATAAACTCATCATATGTCGGTGGACTGGAGTATGATGTTCCATCTTTTTGTATTAATGAAGTAATACTTATTACATTTTTTTCAGGTAAAAAGAATTCATAAAAAGGTTTTACGTCATTGTTATTAATAACTTTTTTAAATACTTTTGTCGTACCATTAACAACAACTTCTCTTTTTGTTATAGTGTAATTAATAACTCTATTATTTGAGTCAAAATTAGGTATTTTAGTTCTATTAGGAAAACCTTTATTATTATACTGAGTACTGAAATCAATATCATCAGGGTTTTCAAATATTTGACCTGCACCTATGAATTGTGAACCCGCCCTTATAATACCTAAGTATCTACTATCTTCTTGGTCCCCAAAAGCAGGTACTGTAATAGAAACATCAACTAACGCTATAGAGGGACGATTACCCGGTATTTTTAATCCGTAAGTCCTTGCAATATTATATATTGAGGACTTTTGTTGTGCATACTGTAATACCGTTTCCTGTATACTTCTATCGATGTGGTAATGTAAGTTATCGCCAATCGCGGCGTTTAAATCTAAAAATACTGAATAAACGGATGCGTCATTAAAGTTATCTATTAACTCAGGATAATACTGACGCGTAAAATTAATCAGGTCCTGTCTTAGTCCTTCAAAGTCTCTATCTGTATATGAAATTTTACGATTAGCCATTTACCTTAAATATTAATAATAATGAAATCTCTAGTATCAAATGTACTATCTTTAATGGAATAGTCTATTTTTACTTTTGCCGTATATTCTTCAACACCTTCACCAGCAGTTCTGAATATATCAAACATTTCATAAGTGTTTTGTTGGTCTTCAGTGTTTAAATCACCAATAGGACTTTTGTCTTCATCAGTATATGGTCGTATGGTAATATCGTTTATCTGTAAGTTTGGTATGTACTTATCACAAGCAATCTGTATATCTGATTTTATTGCATCGAATGTCGGTCCATCCATAGGTTCAAAAATAAATTCGTATATTCTTGTTCCAAAATCAGGTAAATAATATCTACTTCCTTTACGTGTTAGAATTAAATGTAATAAATCTGCCCTTATTTCTTCAGGTACATTTTCAGTTAAGTCTAAGTAAGTACCATCAGCACTATCCCTAAAAGGAAAATTTACTCCATATGTTTTCTTTATTGCCATAACAATAAATATAACTTATAATATTTTTATAAAAAAACCCGTGTCTAAACACGGGTCTTTTTTTTATCCCTCACAAGCTACACACTGTAGGTCATTTAAATTTAATTTCTTCCTTGCAAATGCCTGTGCAGAATTCATAGAGTGTTGATAATAAAGTGTTTTAACTCCTAACTTCCACGAATCAATTAATAACTTATTAACGTCTTTTGTCGGCATATCAGGTGATACCATTAAATTTAATGATTGTGATTGGTCAATATAATCCTGTCTAACCGCTGCTTGATTTATAATTGATGCTTGGTTAATCTCTGCAAATGTTCTAAACACATCCTTTTGTTCATCTGTTAGAAAATCTAAATGTTGCACTGAACCGTCCTTCTTTTTAATTGTGTCCCACACTTCTTTGGTGTCTTTTCCTATTTCACTTAATAGTTTTTTAAGTATAGGATTTTTAATCGTAACCTTTAGTTTTGCAACGTCCTTAACATAACAATTAGACCAAATTGGTTCAATCGATTGTGATACTTGTCCTAATATAAAAGCTGATGATGTTGTGGGTGCAATTGCGTTAAGTGTTACATTTCTACGTCCGTAACCTTCAAGATATTCAGGTTCTCCAAATTTATCCGCTAACTCAGCGGAGGCCCTATATGATTTTTCTTTAATCAATTTAAAGACCTCTACGTTTAACTTTGCACTTTCTTTTGTATCAAACCCTAACCCTTTTGATTGTAGTAGAGAATGCCACCCTAAAACACCTAATCCAAGTGCTCTTTGTCTCTTAGCAAAGTTATACGCCTTTTCAAGGTAGAAAAAAGCCCTATTACCTTCAATGGAGCCATCGGATTTTAAATCTTCAATCTTGGTTAAAAACTCAGTAACAACTGCATCTAAGAAGTATGTCATAGTCTCAACAGCGTCGGTATCTTTCCATTCATCATAATGCAATACATTCATAGATGATAAGACGCAAACGAATGACTCTTCTTCTGAATTGTGAAGAGCTATTTCTGAGCAAAGGTTAGAGTTATAAATTTTAGCACCTTTATCTCTATAGACCTCAGGAGACTTGTTATTCATAGTATCACTAAACATAATATACGGATATCCAATCTCTCCACGTCTTTGTATAACTTTCGCCCATA